GTACCCTTTTATCACCCTGTGTTCATACGCTGGCGTGGAGTATGTCGGCATCATTCAAAATCGTGACGACGCCATCACCACCATTTACGACTTTGGTAACATACTAGATGCTGCTCTTAAGCGAGTATTCATTGAGTTGGCCAACACTTGGTGGTGGGAAAGCAACCGCAGTATCCCCATCAATATCTTCCTCAAGCACGAGTGGGACTTGTTCCGTCCTTATCTACGCACATTCAGTAACCGAGATCTTGAGATTATACACGGTCCTGTGTGCAGCTTAAACGACCTCGGACGCAAAAAGTCCAAACGCAAGAGTATAACACTGGTCAGACGAATTAACTAATGTTAGAAATTAAAAAAGTTATTTTGATAGCCGGCGAGGGCGGGGCTAGAATGGATTTTGTTGCTGGGTGGTTAGGCACATTGCCGCAATTTCTCGATAATGAATGGCATATGGATCCATTGACGGGACAGAGTTACGGATTCATGCGACACACTAAAACGCTTGATGTTGAAAAATGTGAAAGCTTTTCAAATTTCTTTAGAGGGTATTTTACTATAAATCCTGCAGCAGATTTATGTTATGCTGGTTCTTTACATGCAAGCATTCCGGACAATATTCAAGATGCAGTTAATTCTGGAATGGCCGAACTTTTAATAATAGATACATCTACTGTGAGATTTAGCCATATACACTGGGAGTGCGTAGTTAAAACATTGCTATCGCAACTCAAAACTCGGGGCACAATCGATCGTTGGACCAAACCCTGGTATATCGATCAAACTATTAATAAAATCAGTATGACAAACTTAGATCGTATTGCACTAGTTAAACAATATTTACGCAGAGAACCAAATCGACGCATTTGCTGCGGTATACCGTCCCCTGCTCTAATTTCACATAAGAAAGCAGGCTATAATCTATTATTTCAACCCGGAGGTAGTAGATATCTTTGTAACATACTGGGTCTCCCGGAAGTCTCTGAAAGATATCATAATTTTTGGGACTGTCAGTTACCGTTAGCAACAAGTCCCGATTCTCTTGTTGTCTGGGGGGAGACCTGGAATAAATCTGACTACTTTAAGTAGTAAGCAAGTTCATGTGTAGTGTCACTAGCATTGCATACGAAAGTGCATGCGCCTTTTTAAAGGTGTAACCCCTGCTATCATCACCATCCCACACCGATTCAAACACTTCTTCCCAGGATCGGGTTTGCAAGTGTGCTTTACCGGGACGAATAATTGAGATAAACGCAGCCATCTTGGGTATAGAATCTGGTTTCATTAACACCAATAAATCTGCATAGTTGCCCACGTGCACTAATTGCTTGGCCCAAACAATGTCATTCCAAATTCGATCCCAGGGTGGAGCTGCTGCTAACATAGTTGCGTAATGATTAGGACTTTGAATCAGTTGGTACACACTCATGTTCAAGAAGTCAATCTTAAAATACCCACGCCGGTCAGCTGCGGCATAATCAATTGCAGCACATCCGTGCACAGGATCTACAGGAATATCTGTAACATACACGCCTGAGTTGTGCTTACGCACTGTGTTGTCTACCCGTTGCATAGCTGAGATATGATCAATCAACTTTAGCACCAGTGATCGATCTGCAAAATCGATATCAATGTCTGCACTCATCTCCTACCAACCTGCTTGTTTTAAAATTGCCCGCGCATAGTCGCGATCTTCGGGGTGGTCACGAAGTCGTTGACTCCAGGCGTCAGTCTCGACCATGGGCCAAATCATAGTCAACTGCTCAGAATTAAGTCGTGCCAATAGCTCATGGCCAGAATCACAGTTGTACACAGCCCAAGCCGATACCCGTCCAGTTGAGATTGCATAGCATAGTGTATTAGCGTTGCCGTAACGGAGATAGTCGTGTGCTGCATTGCCGGTTTTTTCTTGCCAGTCGATACTAGATTCAATTGATCGGGTCAAGGCATCACCTACAGATTCGCTGCGCAAGTACTCCATCAAGTATTCATAGTATACAGATTCGTGACACCAGTGATCAATCTTTTTATTTTTCTTGACCACCCAGTTAACAAACTGGGGCACATTGACTACTCGGATCTCTTGGCAGTAGCGACCAAATTTAACAAATGCCCGGTAGTAGGGGCTGGCAGAAAAATCCTTGAACGTTTTGTTCTTTGCTGTGCCTTGTGTGATCTCGTAAAATCTCAAGTACGCTTGGAGGGCAATCGTGACACCTACTTCGTCCCGTTCAAGATAGCGACGTTTAGATTCACACACATGTGTGGCCAAGCTTGGTTCCCGCTTGAATGCACGGGCACAATGGTTGCAAGTGTATTCAGTCTTTGTCAGTGTAGCCGTGTTCACGCAAATACTCTTTCAAGTCTTTCTTGTTGATGAGTTTGGACAGTGTGTCAATGTCCGATAGCTTGGTAGTGGGCATAAGCTCCATGAGAGTTTTCTTGATCTCATTGGATCCTGCTTCCTTCTTCTTGGGAGAGATCCATTGGTGTCGGTGTGTGCCCATGCCCGGGCTCACTGCTGTAGCACACAACCACTGTAGCTTAGGGTGGCGGTTTATAGCAAAGAAGTGCTTGTTAAGACGCTCGTTGCACGAGATTAGATAAAACTCTTGCAGCTCTCGACTACCATGCACTGCTGATCCCCACCGTATCATAAGATAGTTGGAGAACTTTTTACGTTCCTCATCTGTGAGACTGGTATAAAACTCTCGATCTTTGAGATCGAATCGATTCATCTCATTTTGAATGCTAAGTTTATCCACGACGTATACTGTTGATTGCGCCGGTTGCTTCGTCAAGTTGATTTTGCATGCGGCGCATTTCACGTTGCATGATAGCAATAGTTCGAGATTGATCTTGTAACCTTTGATCTAACAAATCAATCTTTGAGCCAACTTGCTTTTGTTCAAGTGCCTGTGGCGGGGCATCAATTTTGGGTCCACTTTTTTCGTATTGTTCCATACTACCATGCCTTGTCATATTGTACAACTTCACAGTTTCGACTAATGTCTTTTACAAAGTACACGCATCGAGGTTTTGGCCCATCGTCGATAGGTACCGATAAAATTTGCCCATTTTTAAGCTTGGGAGCATACCAAGTAACTTCATGATAAACGTCTACAATCTCAATATCAGGAAAGCTGGGCCTAAAACTACTTAGCGGGTTAAACTCAAACGCCTTGAACCCACGATCATTGATACTGGTCAACGGTAGCATTTCTAAGTCGCCCAGATCCGGCTCCCCTATCAGGATCTGCCAATCCACTGGCATTTTAATAGTCTTGTCCCCAATACGTAACACCAATGCAGGGGCGCTAAAGCTTTCTAAAAAAATCAACGGGATATAATAGTAGTCTGGACTGTTAGGGTCCGAGTTATCTAGAATAGCAAAACGCATGTCGTCGACTTCATCTGGGAGTGTGTCTAAGTCGTAATGCTGATTCTCAAGGGTTAGGATTCTCATATTTCTATTATACACACTTAGTAGTAGAAAGTCAAGGTATAACACCTTTTAAGGACCTATTATTACTACGGTAACGTTCTAGTGCCTTTGTCCACCTTGCGTAAAGTTGTTTCACATTATTGGCATCAAAGTCCACAAGTCCTATCTTGTTATACAGAATTTCTAACTGTTGCAGATATAACTCTTGGTCAAGATAACAGGCCGCATCCCAGTCAGTAGACCAGTGGTCTAGCACAGTCCCAGTTAAATCATACTGCGGTTGGATAGTAAGATTAACAATAAATTGATTAATAGGTTCAATATCAGCTGCAATTTTCTGATACTCTGGTAGTTGGTAATCGTCTAATGTAAGCGGCGGTAGGGCGGGCCAGGATTCGTTACGGTGATCTTGCCACCAATCGGCAATATGTTTCTTAAGTGACAAACTCGGGCCGCCTTGGGACACAATCGATAAATCATAAGGTCGATATTTCTTCATAAAGTCCACATAATTAACAAATCGAATTATCTTAGCATTAGGCCATATTTGTGTTAACCAAACAAGGCGATTAGAATTATGTGCAACAACAAAAAAATATTTTTGTTGTTTAATAAGTTTAGGAATTATGTTATTATATTGCCATTTAGTAGATTCAGATATCTTATCTTTATAACTTATAAGGTTATGAGTATTACCAAA